TGGTGCGAGGGAGGGGACTCGAACCCCATTTATATCGCGTCAAGTCGTGCTTTTTCTTAGCTTTGCAGACTTTTTGCAGACCTACTTTTTGCTTTGGACATACGCATCCAGCTTTGCGATGTACTGTTTGTCCTCTTCATCGCGCAGCTGCTGGTATATCTTTCGGGTCGTTGAAATGTCTGCATGACCCATAAGTTTCTGGGCCACCATGTCCGGGATGCCGGCGTAAAAAAGGTTTGTCGCGTAAAAATGCCGGAACTGGTGCGCCGTTACAAGTGCTTTCCACTTGTAGTACACCCTGTACTCGCCCGGCTTGTCCTTTATCCTGGCGCGTTTCTCCTGCTTCTCGCTCAGGCCGAGATCCCGGCAGTAGATCGCCCAGCGCCACTCATACTGCGACTGAGACAGCGGCTTTGCTTCACCAGACATTACATAGTCCGTGTCCGCGTGACCGGCTTTTTGCTCCAGCAGCATCGGGCGAAAGGTCGTCAGGATGGGCACATCTCTGTATCCCTTCTCTGACTTTGGCGTTTCCTCATAGGCGTGGTTACGGTCCCACGGCATTGCAGAACGCACATGGATCGCGTTCTGCTCAAAATCTACGTCTTTCCACTGCAGACCGTTTGCCTCGCCGAGACGAAGCCCGGTGTACTCGAACAGCTGTGCCCAGAAACCGCACCCCTCTGGATGCGCGTCAATAATATCCCGCTGCTCTTTTGTCGGCTCTAATCGCTTTCCCTTTTTCATTCCGGCGGGCGGCTTTGACAGAAGAACCGGGTTACTGGTTCCGTGATAGTTGGCGCACCAGAAGGTAAAGATACAGGACAGCACGCTTTTTGCATTGGTGATAGTATGCAGTGCCTTGCCGTCCATCTTCATGCGCTCCATATATCCGCAGACTGCCTGCGTGTCAATGTCGGCCATCGGCGTGTCGCCAAAGCATTCCAGAAGCGGAGGGATATTCTTGACGTAGGCGTTTATTGTACCACGTTTTACCGGCTTTGTCGAGCCTGTAATGTAATCTTTGTACGCTATTGCCATTTCTCGAAAGGTAGCACCGCCGTTATTTTTGCTTTCTTCCAGTGTTGCCTGCCGGTAGGCTTCTTCATACTTTGCAGTTGCTTCTGCAACCGTAGCGCCCATGAAGTGCTTATACTTTCCGTCTGGCATTTTGCGCTTGATCTCATACCGCCCATCAGCGCGTTTCGTTCTTTTTCTTGGCATCCTCTATCGCCTCCTTGTTTATAGAGTAGACGTCCTCTGTATTTTCTGCTGCTGCCATTCCACAATCGCATGCTTGGCATAAAATGTCCATCTCCGGTTGAAATCCGTTTGGGTCCGGGTCACTGCCTCGCGCTTTAGCCATCTTGCAATCGTTGATAATAGTTACACAATGACTTACACGATAATCTAGCGGGCAGTGCAAATTTGCCAACATCTCGGACAAAACAGCGATGTGGTCCGACCCGTGCGCACCGTAGCGTATGTACAAGAGCGCGTCTACCTCGTATGCACTGCATTCTTCGATGGCCTCGTGCAGCATTCGACGTTTTTCTTTGTCGGTGGGTCCATCTTCCAGCCGCTCCAGCAGCCCCGGGTGGATGCAGGAATCCAGATACCGCTCCAGCGAAACCCCACAGCCCACGAACCACTGCATCATCATGGGAAAGGAGATCGCGTTGATTCCCTGTTCCCACTTAATTATGCTTTGTCGGCTTACGCCCATTCGTTTCGCAAGTATGGCTTGGCTGATTCCGGCCACTGCTCTTGCTTTTTCTAATGTTTCCGCAACACGCAAAACCCAATCATCCATTCCCAAACATCCCCTTTTTTTCGACAATTACACAAAATTCGACTGTTTTTCTGTCTTTTTTGGTTTACCATAAACTTCCAAAATTTGATGTCGAATCTGTTCCTTTTTCCGTGTTATAACATAATTGTCAAAAAAATCCAGAAGGAGTGCAAAAATAATGGATAACATCAAGGTTCTGAACGAAATCCCGGAAGATATGGTAATCATTGACGGTATGCCGGCATCCAAACCGCAGAACGCTGATGGAAGCCGCAAACCGTGGGAGGGCTAAAAACTATGACCAACACAAAGACCAAGGAAGCTATGCTCTACGACTACGCACAGGACAACGTGCGCAAGCTTGTCTATCACCTTTCGCAGGCCGGGTCTGATGGGTCTGCCTACAATGCCGCCCTCCAGATCCTGAAAACTGCTGTTAAAGACCACAATGCTGGTCACGACCCCGGTGCACGGTATCGCAATGTCAATGGGCGCATCGTTGCAGCGCCGATGGCATCCTCCTGCCCGTGCGAACAGGAACTTTAACCGCGCCGTCAATCTTTGTCGGCAGGGCATTTAAGGTGTCCACAGTGGACACCTTTATTTTTTATTAAGCTTTTCGTATATTCGTTGCACATCTTGTACAAGTAGAGAAAAAATTGTTTTCAAGAACATCCACACTTGCTTGAATATCCAAACCGTAACGTTCCACGCCAAAATGATACCGGCAATGATAATATCGCATAACAGATCTGTCAATTTTCCAGCGGTAGATTTCCGATACGCATTGTACTGGCGCTTTCTTCTTGCTTCTTTCTCGGCGTATCCGTTGTATGGTCTGCTTCTTCTTGACATTATTCTTTCCTCTACTCAGCAATCAATACGAGAGATTGAGAAATTTACTCCCCTGCTTATGCGCTTCTACTTTTTCAAGCGCTCTTGCACGCACAGACGGAGAAGCATTCAGCATTGCATCATACGCTTGCAACGTTCCTGAAATATTTTTTATATCTCTGTTCGAGAAAGAGCTCAACTTCCAATCCGACTGCATACTGTCGCCTTTAAATCTGACAACTGCGCTTTTTGCGGTAATAGCTTTTTTTAACATCTCAATTTCAGCTGGATCGGCAACGTCATCAGCCAATTCCCATGTGTTAACATTGCCACTTAAGACCTGAGTAACCGTTCTTCTTTCGATTTTGGAACTGTCAATAGTTTTTCTATATACTTCTCCATCGATTGAATAAACGATTGTGTTCCAAAAAATCCAGCTTGTTCTAAATTGGCTATACATCATACGAAGCGGTTGAACGTTGTTATCGACTACGCAGAAATACGGCAATGCAAAAATAGCCTGATTTGTCAACGGGGCATCCTTCCAAAAGAAAAAGTCCACGTTTTCCACATCATCGTGTTCGCGGTAAACCGTATTGTTTAACTTCTCGGCAAGTGCATCCACCTGAAGATTTTCCAGTTCTTCTTGATAGCGCTGCAACGTATCGTAGTTAGAAACCATCGACTGCCATTCTGTCGGCATGGAATTGAAAGCCGCCTGTACGTTATTGATTGCAGTCTCACTTTCCAGAGTAACCGGGGCAATCTGGCTGATCAGTGCTTCCACCTGCTCCGGGGTTACAACATCATTTTGAGCATCAATAAAATCGTTTTCTGTTGGTGCGTTTTCCGACATGACAGCTTTTGCGGCCGTTACACGTTCTTCAGCCGTAGCGCTTTGCAGCAGATTATACAGGTTGATGATATCTGTCATGCCTTGTCGGCTTTCGCTATCGATGATCGTCGTCTGCGTTCTTTGCGTTCCGTTGACCTTTGCGCCATTGAAACGCAGATATGCAGTGTCGGCACTTAGAATGCGGCTCAGGCAGTCCATATCCTCATCGTTCCCGCCAAAAGATACGCCTTCATAAAAAATTTGGTCATCGGGATAGTATTGGCGTGAAACTTTTTTGAACTTATAATTCGTCTGACTGGTATAATTATTGTATTCGCCAATCAGAACGTCTACATCGTTCCAGTAAAAATAGCCCTCGGTATCCTGAGATGTGAAGCTCATACCAAACCGGACAGTTTCACCGTTTGAATACACATACGGCATCATGTAGCTTTTGTTATTGCCTATTTCGTAATCTTCGTAAGCGGATTCAAAAAGCCAGATGCCATCCTCGTATGATACATCAATGTTTGCCAGTGCGTCTTTGATATCCTGCACCTTGTCGGCATTTACGTCATTCTGCTGCGCAAGCACCGCAAAAGGAACGTCCCCGGCGGGGCTGGCGGCGAGTGCGGGCAATGCAGTGCTTGCCATCAAGGCTGCCACAAGGCTACTCGCCACTATAACTTTGCATTTTTCCGCAATTTTCATTTGAAATTCCTCTTTTCTCTTGATTTTTAACGACAACAGTTGTAACATAGAATTACAAAATACAACAAAAAGGAGTGTTACTTATGCATGACGCTGAATTTCTTGCCTACCTGAAAGAGCATCCCGCACTGTGGGGCATTGTAATGAGCGTTTTGCTGGAGCATTCCGAAACCGAAGATGCTGCACAGGCGTCCTGAACCGGATGCCGCACAGGAAAGGAGTTTTATATGTTCGAATTTTTCCGCAAGAAGAAGTCGCCCGCTTATGAAAAAAGCTACAGATCCGGCCACGTTTCCTGCGCTATTGATGAAAACGATCTCAACAAATACACCATTGATTTCAAATCGTCTTGCTATGAAGACGACCTACCGGAAGTGGAACAGATCGTAGACGAGATCCTGCTGGAGATGAACAAAAACGGTGTAGACTTCGGGGTTGCCATGCAGGTGCCCTCGCTCTTGCACAAAAAGCTTACATCCTATTTTGATTGGTACCTTGCCAAAACTGCCACAAAGACGGTGCCGTACTTAACGTATGATGGAGACGATCAGAGCGATGACGGAAACCATAAAGGCGAGAACTGACATTGTGTTTGCAAAGTGCATCTCGCTTTTACGGCGGTCGATATAGCGCAAATACAATTTCCCGTCCGTGATGATCTGATACACAGAGCTTCTTATCTCCATTTTTTCCAATTTGACTTTTGTCTCGACAAGCTTTTTCTCGTACAGCGTTTTTACTCTTTCTGTCCACTCGGCGGTCTGATCCACCGGTCCTTGTGCTATCACACGCAGCGTGTTCAGCTCGTCGGTGGATAGCACCAGCTGCTCAAAATCCATTGCGGTCACTCTTCCTTTGCTTTTCCGTTTTTTAGCACAGCCAGCGCGGCGGCTTTTGCGGCTGCACGCGCTTCCGGCGTTGCATTTTTATAGGCTGCTTCTACATCAGCCCATTCCCATTGGAGCCCGTCCATCCCGGCGGGCTCTTTTTTTGTGCCCATAAGCTCTTCAACGGTAATGCCAAAGTAGTCTGCAAGCTTTTTTAAGGTGCTGTTTCTTGGTACAGAACCGTTTCTCCATCCTGTGCAGGACGATGGGTCAAGACCAATCGCTTTGGTTACTTCGGAATTGGTTTTTCCGAATTTCTTGCAGTATCTATCAAAATTATCAAAGAACAAAATCTCACCTCCTTTTTTGTGCAAACCTACAAACTCAAACAAACTCAACTAAACTTATTGCGGTTTGAGTTTATTTGAGTTATAATACAAGCATACCGAGCGGCTGACCAGAAGTCCTCACACTCTCCGATCGCTGCCGGTACTTCACAGGGCTGCCACGCAGCAGGGGCTCTTCCCCCACACCGTCCTGTTGATCAGGTGCCTATGCGCGGGCACCGGGTGCAAGAAGCAGAGGGTCGCGCGTACCTTCCGATCTGCTTTCTGCCCTAAACCCAAAAATGTTGCCAAGAGTAAAAATGATAACCGCAATATCATTTTACACCATCTCGTATGGCTTGGCAATGTTTTTATAGCGATATTTTGAAATGATTTTCAACCATGGAGGTGGAAAACTTGCCGACCATTGAATGGAAAGCCGAAGTAGCCAAGCGCAAAATGATGCTTGGCTGGGGCAACCGTGAACTGGCCTTGCACGCGGGCTTGTCGAAAGGCGTTGTGGACAAGTATATGTCCGGGCACTACCCCAACGAAACGCCCAAAGAACTGATCGAGACCGCTTTGGGAATGAGGTGACGCGGATGCTGGCTTGTCTGATGTGCTTTATGGCAGGCTGCTGCCTGATGGCTTTTTTGTTTATCTGCGCCACAAAGCCGCCCCGCAAAATGATGTGGGTCTGGCTGGCGTATTTTTCCATGATCATGGCGCTGGCATGGCGCATAGGAGGTTTGATGGTATGAGAAGTTGTGCATTTATTTTGGCTGATCTGATGGTCGCCCCTGGGACGCGACCCCTACCATGCAGCCTGCACCGAGATGTGGCTGATGGTGATGATCATCGCGCCGGCGCTGGTGCTTGCCCCTTACCTGCTGTGCTGCTGGGACGAGTACATGCGCGCCGAGAACGCCCGGAGAAGTGCGGCGCGGAAGCGGGTCTATGAGAGGGCACGGAACCATGAGTGATGCTATCCACCGCTGCGAAATATGCGGCGCGGTGCTGCCGGAAAGCGCCGGGAGCAACAGAAGATTTTGTGATGCGTGCCGCAAGCTCAAAAGAAAAGAGACTAACCGCGTTTGCAATATGCGGCGCAAGGGCACTTACTGCGAAAATCCGCCCGTTGTGCGGTATTGCAGCGTTTGCGGCAAGGCGCTCCCGGCGGGGTCTTCTCCGAACCGTAGGTACTGCCTTACTTGCGGCGAGAAGGTGCATCTGGAACTAGCAAGAGAACGCGCCCGGCGGGTTCGGGCAGAAAAACCGAAGGATAAAAAGCCCGCACCGCCGCCAAAGCCTGCACCGAAGGAGAAACTTCCTCGCGGCGAGCACCGCAAGGTGGACAAGCCCTGCAAAGAGTGCGGCACGATGATGTACGGCGTGGACCCCGGCAAAATGTTTTGCGATGCCTGTAAAAAGCGCAGATACGGAAAGGGCGGCGCGGATACCGGCGTGCAGCCCGGCATTGTAAAACCAAAAGAAAAGCCCAAGACCAACCACGACCTGCTCGTGGATGACAACGCTGCTGCCGCAGCGAAGGGTATGAGCTACGGCCACTTCAAGGAGTGGCAGCGCAGACAGAAGGAGTTGAAGGAACGTGGCGAAATCTAATAGACCCGCAGCGTGGCATGAGAGCTACGCTGCTATATTTGGTCGATATGGCTGCATCCGGCTGACTTTGGAGCAGGTCAGCGTATGTATGGGCATCCCGGCGCGGTATGTGCGCAAGCGCTACCCGGAAGGCTGGTCTAACATGGCCGGGCAGGAAGGCTCCGGCCGCGGCAACACCATCCGGCTGGACACCCTGCTGGATCAGGAATTTGGGACTTACTGAGGAGGGAACGTTATGAAAGATACGAAGATCGTTATCACCGGCAAGCCGCTGGTAGACTTTGATTATATCCGAAATGTGCTGGGTGACGTTGTGGAGGGTGCTATTGCCCGCAACATTTCCCCGGCGGGCAGGCTGATCGACCCTGAAAAGGCGGCGCAGGCGGTGAAGGACAGCGTGGATCGCGGCGAACCGACCCGCGAGATCGCCACCGCAAGCCGGTATCTGGTGCTGGCTGCCATGAGCATCTGCAACGACAGCATGAACGCTTTTGAGCACTATCTGGACGCAAGCGAGGAGTACCAGCGGGACAACGCAGAGTACATGGTGCTGGATGGCCGCAAGGCTGCCGCACAGATCCAGAGCATCCTCGGCGTTATGTCTGAGCTGGAGGGGCTGGAAGAGCATTAAGACTTTTTGGAGGTGGCGCGAAATGGCAAGCAAGAATGGAATGCGTACTCGCGAGCGGATCTGCTATCTGATAGGCAAGTATCAGTGCCGGCTGGAAGATGAACGCATCTCCGACCGGGAGAGAAAGATCTACGCGGACATTCTGGAAGATCTCCGGCATCTTCTGGAAACGGCAATGCAGGAAGGGCTTCAGAGCTAACTTTCCGGTTTTACACCAATAGCGGCAGGTGGATAAACAAAAGCCGCTGCCAGCGCAATGCGCACGCAAACAAATCGTATGTGAAAGGGTTTTAGGGTGATTGTCATGAAAAAAATTAAAGTAAAGTTGACGTTTATCGAGCCTGTGCTGGGCACATGGCCTAACAACCAGAACGTTGCCAGAGAGTTCATTGCCAGCAAGTCCCCAGATGCTGCTACTATCGAAGATGAGGTGGCAGCTCTGGGAGCGGACTTCGTATCCGATAAGGGTATGACGGTATTTCCCAGAAATGATGATGGAGAACCTGTTCTGTATGACTATCAGATCAAGGGTTTCTTCAAGGATTCCTGCGGGATGCTAAGCCGTATTGGCGGCAAAACAGAGACCGGAAAGAAAAAGGCCGTGAACGAATCCGGCAAGATCACCGCCTACAAGAAGGTCATTGATGGTCTGATTTTTGTTTCGCCCCGGATGATTCCCATCCATGCCAGCGGTGAGATGACTGAGTGTCAGCGTCCACTCCGCGCCCAGACCGCGCAGGGTGAGCGCGTAAGTCTTGCCAACTCTGAGCAGATTCCTGCAGGTTCTACTTGTGAGTTTGAAGTGCTATGCATGGATGATTCCCACGAGAAGGCAGTCCTTGAATGGCTTGATTATGGCGTTCTGCGCGGCATCGGCCAGTGGCGCAATTCCGGCAAAGGCCGTTTCTCCTATGAAATTATCAAGTAAGGCGATGGCGTGGTTTAGCCACGAACCGTAATGCCTTGCAGCGGCATGGCATGGCACTGATACGCCTGGAAACGCTAAGGCGATGCGCTGATTTGACGAGATCTGCAAAGGCAAGGCAACTCGAAGAGAAGCTACTCCGCGCATGGCAACAGCATTGCTACGTAGCGCATGGAGAAGCTGCGCAAAGGCAAAGAAAAGCAACTGCAATGCGAAGAAATTCATTTTTGCTTATTTGCCGAAAAACACATTATATTTTATGGAGGTATGTATTATGATCCACGAACGTAAAAGCGGGCATTTCCGCCGCCAGTACAGCGCACAGGCCAAGAAGGCCGGCGAAGCCATGATGAAGGTGATGCGGGACTTTGCAGAGCCGCTCAGCGTGCAGGACGCGCGGGATGCGTGCACCTTCTGCCGCAACATCTTGGAAAGCCAGGTGCGCGGATGCCCGTACAATGACGCAGCGCTGGAAGCGGAGGAGGATCTGGATGCGGTTGCAAACGCTGATGAGCCCGATGCCTAAATCCCCCACCTACGAGGAGACCGCAACCGGCTACGCCATTGCCGCTATGCGCATGGCAGAGCTGCCGCCGGATACCATCCAGCAGGTGGTTGCGGAGATGCGCGTTATGATCGACAATTCACTGGCAGAGGCGGCGCAGATCGCCACCTCCAGCCCCTACTGATGGAGGTGGTAAGGTTGGCAACGCCAAAAGCTTCCGGGCGCGGCAGGCCCCAGAAGAGCGCTTCTGCGGCTGTTTGTGCCCCAGACGTCAAGTTTCCCGTTGAAGTGCCAAAAGCCCCGCAGACAGTCCCGCAGGCGGTCTCAGTGCTGATTAAGGCCATCAGCGAGGATGCAATCAAGCTGAAACTGCTCCCCGGCGCCAATGCCGTGCGCGATATGATGGACAAAACCTTTGGCGCTGCGGGCTGGACCATGCGGCGCTATTTTGCCGATGGGCGGCTGTGGTGTCAGGTGGGCGTATACAGCCCGCAGGAGCGGGAGTTCGTGTACAAGGACGCGGGCGGGCTTTCTCTCCCCTGCCGTGACCCGGCTCTGATGCGGGAGGTCACCAGCTTTGTGTCCGCTGCCTCCTTCTGGGGTGTCGGCAGGGACGTGATGGAGCTGGACGACATCGTGCTCAAGAGCACGCAGGTGCCCATCGTCAAGGATGACAAGGGCACTTGTCGGCTGCAGACCAGCCTGAAGGTGGACCGCTTCGCCTACGATGACGCGGGCAGCATCACCATGGTGCAGTTCGTCACCGGCGAGGGTAAGAAAATCTTATGGCCAGATGCGTGATCGGTAAGCTGCCGGTGGTATATGACCCGGTTACCCGGCGGGTGGACGTGGAAAACTCTGCGGAATTTGTGGAAACACAGATCCGGCAGAAGCTGGACGAGCTGGCGCACGGCAAGCCGCTGCATCTGATTTTGTCGGTAGACCTCGAACGCAAAAGCCGCACCCTGCCCCAGAACCGCATGATGTGGGCGCTGCTTACCATCATGGCAGACCACTACAACGGCGGGCGCACCGGCGGCATCACCCCGGAGGACTGCTACACCGAAATGCTGGAGCAGTACGGCGCGGCGTTTGACTACTTGGAGGTGCCGATGGGCGCGGTGCCCATCTTGCGCAAGTCTTACCGGCTGGTGCACGTTGTGGAGCTGCTGAACGGAAACCGCTGCACGGTGAAGTGCAGCCAGGGTTCCAGCACCTTTACCACGGAGCAGATGGGGCAGCTGATCGACGGTATATTTGACCGGCTGGCGGAAATGGGCGTCAACGACCCCAATGTTACCGCCTACTGGCAAGAGTGGCAGGAGGTGCCAAGGAAATGACACAGAAACGGTTCAAAAAACTGCTGATGGCTCACGGAGCCGACCGGAACACCGCACGGGACTTGGCAGAGTGCATCAACGCCGCCCAGCGGACTGGCTTTGTTGATAGCTTCGCCATTAAATTTTTCAACGGTCAGAAGTATCAGGTCGGGAATGTGCACTCTTACCGCGAGGCTTATGAGAGCACGCAAAAGGATGGTGTGTCGCTTGTCTAAAAGCATCATGCAGACCCGGCAGGAGTGTTACGTCTGCCGGATGAAGTACGGCGTTGTGACTGTCAAGGACTTGGAGGAGCATCATGTGCTCAACGGCCCGCTGCGCCCGGTGGCGGAGCAGTACGGCCTGAAAGTCTATCTCTGCCACCGGCACCACAACGAGCCGGGTTACAGCGCCCACTTTGACCACAAGCTGCGCCTGTATCTGAAAAAGCAGGCACAGCGCAGTTTTGAGGATGTGTATGGTCATCGCCAGTGGATGGCGGTGGTCGGAAAGGAGTATTTGAAATGCTCAACGTTATAGCGATCATGGGCAGGCTTGTCGCTGATCCAGAGCTGCGCACCACCCAAGCGGGGCATAGCGTGTGCAGCTTCCGCATTGCGTGCGACCGCAGCTATGTGCAGCAGGGTCAGGATCGGCAGGCGGATTTTATTGATATCGTGGCATGGCGGCAGCAGGCTGATTTTGTGTCCAAGTACTTTCAAAGGGGCAGCATGATCGCCGTTGAGGGCAGCTTGCAGACCCGGCAGTATCAGGACAAGAACGGCAACAACCGCACCGCTGTGGAGGTCGTGGCGAATAATATCAGCTTTGCAGGTACAAAGCGTCAGGACAGTCAGAGCGTGCCCTCCTACGAGCAGCAGACTACAAGCCATGTGCAGCAGGCAAAAGCCGCACAGAACGCCTCACAACCCGCCTACACGCAGGGCAGCATGGATGATTTTGCCGTGATAAACGATGACGACGATCTGCCGTTTTAGGGGGGGTAAGGAGTGAGCAAAACAAAACCGAAACAGGACAGTTATGTTGTCCTGCAGCGCTGGATGCGCACAGAGCTTGGGTTGAAGGGCAACGAGTTGACGGTGTATGCCATCATCTACGGCTTCTCTCAGGACGGCGAGAGCGTCTATAAAGGCGGGTACGGATACCTTGCAGACTGGACAGGTCTGAGCGAAAACGGTGCCCGGAACATCGTCAAGGAGCTTGTGGCAAAGGGACTGCTGAAGGAGCACAAAACCATGGTGGGCGGCATCCTTGTGAACCAGTACCTTGCAGTCCGAAACCCGGTGCCGGAAACGGTGCCGCAGGAAGGGACAGACCCCTACAAAAATTGTACCCCTACAAAAAATGTATCCCTACAAAAAGTGTATCCAGACCCCTACAAAAAGTGTATCCAGACCCCTACAAAAAGTGTAGACAGGAAATATATAGGGAAACCTATAGGGAAACCTATCTATCCGCGCGAGGAGCGCGGAACGGATACGATGGATGGATTGGATACCGCACGAGAGGATGTATTGGAACGCTTCCGGGAGCAGCTGGAACTGAACACGCTGGAGCGCCGGTACGAGCCTGAGAAATTGGAGGAACTGCTGGACAACATTGTGGACATGTACTGCTGCCCCGGCGCGATCCAGATTATCGGGCAGTATCCGCAGACCACGCAGTCCATCCGCAAGCGGCTGGACAAGCTTACCAGCCAGCACATCGAGTACGTTCTGGATGCCCTGCTCAACAGCACAAAGCCTGTCCACAATATCAGGGGCTACATACGGGCGGTGCTACTGAACGCTCCCACTACCATGGAGCATTACTATCAGGCAAAGGGCAACAGCATCGCAGCTGGCGGAGGAGGTAGGCGCTGATGCAGGAGATCTGGAACGAGGAGCTCTACCCTCTCCCGAAGAGCAGCCCTTGCCGCAACTGCCCCTGTAAGGCGTGCTCGCCGAATTATTACAAGAAATGCACAACATGGCTTGCGTGGTTTGCCGAAAGCTGGGGCAGCATCCAGCAGCAGGCCGCAAAAGCCGCAAAAATCTGAGAATGGGGATATCGTTATGAGAACAATGGCAAAAATCGCGATCATCAACCTGAAAGGCGGCGTGGGAAAATCCGTCACCGCCTGCAACCTCGCCTGCCTGCTGGCAGAGATCTGGTCCCGGCGGGTGCTGGTGATGGATCTGGACAAGCAGGGCAACACCACCAAGTTTTTCAACCGCTTTGCTTATGGCCGCAAGACCATGGGCGATGTGCTCACCCTGAACGCCAAAATGCAGGATGTGATCATGCAGACGGATTTTGAGCACGTCGATCTGGCACCCAGCAACATGGAGATGCTGCTTGCCAACAAGAACGTAATGCTGGATGTGCTGCGGCCGCAGTGGGACAGGCTGCGCAAGGCGCTGGATGCCATCCACAACGACTATGACTACTGCATTATTGACTGCCCTCCTGACATCGACATGGCTACCGTCAATGCGCTGGCTGCCGCCGACTGGGTGATCATCCCGGTGGACTGCGACGAGTGGGCAATGGACGGCATGGACGAGATCCGCGAGCAGGTGGATGCCATCCGGGATGCCTACAACCCGCAGCTGGAAGTGATGGGTGTACTGGCAACCAAGTACACCCGGGGCAGGTACAGTGTGGACACCATCAACGAGATTGCCAACATGGACTTGCCTGCCTTCCGCAACCCGGACAACAGCATTTTGCGCATCGACTACAGTGTGAAGGTCAAGGAAGCCAAGGCGCGACACCTGCCGGTGCACAAGGTCTGTCGGAACATCAAGACCAGCGCCCAGTATAAGGCACTGGCGCATCTGGTTAAAAAATGCGTGGAGGGCGAATGAATGAGACTGATTGATGCGGAAAAAGTTGCAGAAAGTTGGAAAGGCACCGGCCAGAAGTACAAAAATGACGCCGAAAAGCTCATGATGTCCGGCGATGCAGAAGATTTTATAAAGGGCGCAATCGAAGAAGCCTGTGCCGAAATGCTGATAGGTCTTGCAGATTCGTTGCTGAAAGATGTTCCATCTGATCCGATTCATGAAGCGTTTTTTGAGTGGCACAATCCTGAAACGGACCCGCCGAAGGTCGAAACCGAAGTGCTGATTTTGTACCGCAACGATATTGACGGATACGGTATTACGACAGCGCACTATGAAGACGGGAGCGTTTTTTTACAAGATAGCGTATGGTATTGGGAAGACCTTCCCGATTGGGGAACATACGACGAGGAGCGGGACGACTATAAAATCCCGAAAGGCTGGTGGGAATATCGCCACTTCAACCCGGACGAAGTTTACAACAACAAGATAGACCGCCCTGTTGTGGGCTGGATGCCGCTGCCGCCGAAGGAGGTAAAACAATGAGTGCTAGTTTGTTGAACAGCCTGATGAATGCCCAGAGCCAGACGATCACCCCGGCGGGGCAGCAGATGCAGGTGGTCATGATTCCGAGCCGGAATATTATCCCGAACCCGGACAATGACGAGATCTACACCATCGGCAACATGGATGGTCTGAAGGACGATATCCAGCAACACGGTCTCCGGCAGCCGCTGGAGGTTATCCCGATGGAGGATAAGACGGACTGCTATATGCTTATCAGCGGGCATCGGCGCTGGGCGGCGTGCGGGATTTTGTCAGCGCTTGGAGACACGCGGTTTGATTCTCTCCCCTGCCTGATCCGGGAAAGCCGGGGCGAACTGGATGACCGCATAGCGCTCATCACGGCGAACGCTACCGCCCGCGACCTAACCGACGGTGAGCGTCTGGCGCAGTACGAGGCGCTGAAGGATGCTCTGACCAAGAAAAAGTTAGCTGGGCAGCTGGAAGGCAAGGTGCGTGACGAGGTTTGCCGCATTTTGGGCTTGTCCACCGACGCTGCTGCTCGGCTGAACGTGATTGCATCCTGCGAGAATGAGGTCATCAAGGAGCGCTTGAAGGCCGGAGAAATCGGCTTGATGGAAGCATACCGCAGCGCACAGGATTATGCGCGTTTTATGGGCGCTGCACCGGAAGAACCGGAGCAGAAAGAAGAACCTGCGGAAACGGTACCGGTGAACCCGGATCATGCTGAACAGAAATCGCCATTGGATGCCATTGCAATGCTGGTGGAAAAGGCTCACGAGGAGAAAAGGAAAGTCCACACTGATGCGCCGCAACCTGTTGTAAGCAAAAGAACTCCGCTCCCATCCGTGTATAACGGACAAAGATGCGATTATTCTGCATCGCACCGGTGCGAAAATGAAGCCGGTCTGAAGCATTTTATCAAGCATGGTGAAATCCACGGCTGTGCAGGGTGCTGCCGCGAATGCAAGAACAAAGATACCTGCGAATACAGTTGTGTGTATGCTTCCAAAGGCAAAGAAACGCAGGAGCAGCCGAAAGAGCAGCCCCGTGGCCGGGACACGCTGCACAAGCTGGCAGAGAAAACGCTGGGTGCAAATGCAGCGTGGGAACTGGAATGGGAAGATGTGCGTTTCCGGCTTGCGTATTACAAGCAGCCTCTGCCCGGCGGGGCAACGCTGTGGAAGCGGGTAGACACCACCAGAGAGGATGCCGGACAGATCTGTGATGACTATGCCATCATCCTGCAGGACAACAGCTTTTTCACCTGCGGCTGGATAGGTTTCTACTCCGGCATCACGGATATTCTGACAGATTACTTTGAGCTGAAATAAATTTTGGGAGGTTGCCGGATGAAACCACACGAATTTCGCCGTCTATATGCAATACCCTACGACATTGCCAAGCGTCGGCAGCGCATTGAGCGGCTGGAGATTTTACAGGCAGATGGTCCGCAGGCTGCCTCGGATGTGGTAAAAGCTTCTCACGGCGAGGGCAACAGCTGCGTTCTCGGTCATGTAACAGTGACCGGGACCGCAGATTCCTCTTACAACCAGCGCGCTGCGGAGATCCGGCGGCTGAAGGATATCAACCGTATGCAGAACAAGCTATACAACATCGGCGTGCACATGGTGGAGGACTGCGAGGACCCGGAGCTTCGGGCAATGCTTTCGGCGATCTGCGTAGAGGGCAAAAAACCGCAGGACGTTGCCGTGGAGCTTACCGAGCGGGGCTTTGACGTGGACGCAGAATCTATTCGCCGGAGGGTTTACCGGTGGATTCAGAAGAATGTGGGGTGACCTTGTGGCCGGAAGCATGCTAACAGACGAAGATTTCAAAAAATTTGCAAGCGATCTTGAATCGGGGCGGGTTAGTCTCAATCAAGTCCGTGCAGCTGTGCTGGAAGCTGAAATTGGGCGGCACCTAGACGCTGCCAGATATGGAAACTATGAGACTTTTTTGCAAAATTGTTCTGGACGAAAGAACGCTGAAGTGTTTAACCAGTTGCACTACGAGATGGGCAAAAGCGATTTTAACGCATGTGATGGATGCTCGAAAATCACTTCGTTTTATGCGAATGACACGATAGCTGAACAAATATGCGAAGACCATACATGCCCTATCTGGATTGAAAATCACCCAGAACGTAAAAATCGAAGAGTTAAAACCATCACGATCGAAGCACTGAAAAAGAAAACAGAAAAAGAAAAAGCACTTGAAAATCCATGTGCAGGCTGCGTGTTCAGAAAATACCATGATTGGGCAGAACCGACGTGGACTGGTTTTTCTCAGCATCACTACGATTGCGAAAAACCGGGTTGCCCGATGTGGAGCCGTCTGTGGTGGAGAAACAACGACGATGGGACACCCCTTATGGATCAGCAGCCGATAAGGCTAACAAGAAAATTTCAGCACGCAGTATATGAAATTGTTCGATTCCTTAATGAAATTGTTGAATGGCTGCTAAATTGAAGGATGGAGGACGAAAATGGGTAACAAAGAAATATCTGTGCTCTTTGTCAGTGTCGGAAAGCTGGAAAATAGCTTAAAAAACCTTGCAGAATCAGCCAAGGAAAAGAGCGCTGACATCCGTTCTTTTGCAAAAGTATTGAGAGAGACCGAAAACCTTCCAACCATAGACCCGGAAAGCCAGCGGCCTGTGTCTGAGTGGGAACTGAACCCGGACAGATGGACGTGCGAATGGTTTCGCTGCAAAACGTGTCACCACGTTTCCTGCTGCGCGGATCCATTTTGTGGTGGGTGTGGAGCTAAAATGAAAAACGCTGGTGTTTCCACGGATGATCTCAACGAGCCGAAAGAAGAAACTTTTGACATGGGGTGAACTTATGCTTTTGTTTTACTGGCTGGCAGCCACTGTCCTTATAGCTTGCCTGAGCATTCCGGTGTGCATGTTTTCCGTGCGGTGGGCATGGAAAAGCGGGTGGACAGTGCGGAAGATACTCATGGTGTTCACACCGGCATCTGTCGTACTGGGCGGCGTTCTTGGGTACACAATGGCATGTCTTGTGCTCAAAATGACCGGTTTTTGCTGATTGACACAAAATTCACATTGTACCACTTCTCTGCGTAGCTACGCAAAAGCCGTGTCACAAAATGGTCGGAATGTCACAAAAAGGTCGAAATGTCCGGAATGTCCCATTTTGATGTGCTAAAATTATAATGCAGACATTGACGGAAACGTGAATGACCTGCATCCTCATGACGAGACCCGGCGGGAAGCATAACACAGGCTATTTGAATCTTCCTGTGCTCAATGGATCACCGCGCCGTCCGCTTCAAGATCCAGCGGCGCACACAAAACAAAATCAAACCCGGCGGGTGTCCACTGTGGACACTTTGGAAAGGAGTGTAATCCATGTTTAAGCTTTTCAGCAAACTGTTTTGGTCTATTGCAAAAAGCTGCGTGCTTGCACCTGTGTTCCGGGAAATTTTTCAAATAGCATTCAAAAGTAATTTTGTGCGCATCGTCTGGAGTATCGGTTTTCAGGCGAGCCGCACAAAGCGTGAGCCGAGGGCAGAGATCGGAGGGCGCGGCTGTATGCAAGGGGCGCGGACTGTTATCCGCGCAATTAACAAAATCTGCTGATACAATTTATCCGAAAATGTTTTTACCCGCCTGTTATGCATGATGTGCACCGTGCATTGCAGGCGGGCATTCTTTTACGCTGCGTTAGCTCAACCGGCAGAGCACCCGGCTCATAACCGGGTCGTTGCAGGTTCGATTCCTGCACGCGGCATGATATATTCCCGTAGTTCAAGTGATGGAACGGCGGTCTCCAAAACCGCAGGCTGCAGGTTTAAGTCCTGCCGGGAATGCCAGATTGCAGTTTTAGGTATTCTGCAATATAGCCGGGCATCTGGCGGCGAAAGTACCGGATGCAGCAGCACTCCACCCGTTTACGTTGTCCGAGAAACTGAATGTATATCGGGAGCGCTGCTTATTTTGATATTCTGCCGTCCTCAAGGGCGGCTTGGAGGGATGAACCGTGATTCTGCCAATGGAAAATACCGAGAAAATGATATTTCCGGGTGTAGGCAAGTATGGAATCCCTGCTATAAAGCCGGAAACGGATATCCGCATTGACAAACTGGAATGGATTCCGGTCAATTATGCGATGACAGCCAAAGACAAGGCTGCAAAAGCCATACACTTTTACAAGGACGATTACCAGTTTGAACGGTTTTGGAATAACCCGGACAAGTACATTCCTCTGTTGCAGCAGTTCGGCGCGGTTTGTTCGCCGGATTTTTCTTTGTACAGTGATATGCCGCTTGCAGTGCAGCTTTTTATGCACTACAAAAAGCACTGGCTTGCCGCATACTGGCAGGCGCACGGCATTCACGTTATTCCAACGCTTTGCTGGTGCGGAGAGCAAAGCTATGACTGGTGCTTTGACGGCGAGCCAAGAAACTCCATCGTGAGCATTTCGAGCCACGGCACACAGTCTGACCTATACGAAGCAGAATGCTTTGCCAAGCACTGCCGTAAGGCGCTGGAAGTGCTGCAACCGAGCGGCATCTTGTGGTATGGCAAATGCCCTGATGAATTTGACTGGAATGTCACAAAAATCAAGCCGTTTCAATACGAAAGGAGGCACTACCGTGAGTAAACGAGGTTCAGGCAGTTCCGCGAGAGCAGGGAGCAACTATTCAAAAACGGACTATAACGAAGCGAAAGGGGCTGGTTTTTCATCTATCGAAAGTAAGCAGATTGCGCAGGCAGTAAAGCTTGTAAGAGAAACAGAAACATACAAAACCTATGCGGAGCAAGCAGAACAAGTTCTAAAAAACCCGAACTTTGCTGGTGCAAAGAATTACACGTTTGAAGGGTTAAAAAAGTCTTGGGTTACTACAGATGCGATAGAAAATGAAATCAGTCGTGCGGTCACGTTCCACGACATTGACACTTACCCAAAACCGGAGTTCACATCAAAACAAACAACTTTTGCAAGGGATATTATTCTTAAAGAACTTGGGATAGATAATCCAAAGCGGAACCCTGAAAATGCAGAACGAGAAAGAGCGAAAAAGTATTTTCGGGAGCATTACGACCCAAATCGAGAACAACGAGAAATTACAAGTTCTACATACAAGCGCGCACAAAAGCGACTGCAAAAGAAAGTAGATAGCTGGTTTAAACGATGAAATTCGATTACGACATCAGATTCACCGACCACACCCCGCAGCTGCATGAGGCACTGGAAGCATGGGTTGTCTTGGGATGGCGATGAAAAATCGTGGAAAAGAAAACTCTAACAACTCATGACCGATAAATTTTACAAATGGCTCTGCGCTTTGATAGCATCTGGCGATGTGCATCCGTTCTATTGCTCCTCGCAATGGGTGCGGTTATCGCACAAGGTACTGGACATGGACAAGCACGAATGCCAGCTGTGCAAAGAGCGCGGGAGATACCGGCGGGCAGAGCTGGTGCACCATGTAAACCATGTGCGCCGTGCTCCCAAGATGGCGTTGGATATCTGGTACACGGATGTAGACGGCAATCAACAGCGCAACCTTATCAGCGTATGCAAGGACTGCCACGAGACTGTGTGCCACCCGGAGCGGCTGCGGAAATGCAGCAGCCGCGCACCGCTGACGTTAGAGAGGTGGGATTGAATGCAAGTAACTGATAATTACAATCATTATGTAAAACTGTATTTTTGCTTGACACCGGAACACTTATCTCTTGGCGATGAATGGTGCAAAGAGTTTGTAAAGTTACAATTGCAAGAGGGATTTATTCGCGCGTTGGGAGACTTGGAAAATGAATGGCCGCATATCTTAAAAAGCTGCACATCCCCCCCTCCTGAAAAAACGGGTTGAGCGGGTCAAGCCCTTATTCGGGGTGTCCCCTGATTGGCGAGCTAGGCTTGCGCGCACGCACACGCGCGAGGATGGTATACAGATTGCACAAATATGGATGAAATGGAGATCGTGATGGGAAAAAGGAAAACACCGGCCACCGCCAGCGAAAAATACCGGATGGAACTGGCAGAGATCGAGCAGGCTGCAAAGGCAGCCAACTGCGACACGAACTTTTTGTACCGCTCAACGCTGGATCGGTATGTTACGCAGCTGGACCTTCTGGATCAGGCACAGAACGACATGAATGAGCGCGGCCTTACCGTAGTAAAAACCACTCCGCGCGGTGCGGAGATTGAAGTGGCAAACCCTTCCATTCAGGTTTATAACCAGACTGCCAGCGCAGCCAACTCCACCGTATCAACGCTGCTGCGGGTCGTGCAGACGTTCAAATTTATGGCAGCAAAGCCCAGCGAGGACGATGAGCTGTAATATTCCCCCGGAGATCTTGGAGTACATTGAGCAGGTGGAGAACAATGCTCCGCGTGCTTGCAAGGAGCAGCACGCCCTTGTTGCACTGATCCGGCGCGTTTTTGAAACTGAAGATATTTATGTAGATACCGAGCGTATGCGGAAATACTTCCGTATCACCCGGTATTTTCCTTATGACCGCCTTTTTCCGTGGCAGACCTTTGCGCTGGGGCTTTGGTTATGCACCTATCGCAAGGATGGGAGCCCTCGGTTCAAGACACTGTTTGCCATGGTTGGGCGCGGCGCTGGCAAGGATGGCGTGATTGCTATTTCCTCGGCGGCGCTCATTAGCCCATACAACCCCGTGCCGCACTATAACGTGGATATCTGCGCCAACAACGAGGAGCAGGCTGTTACCCCTGTGAAAGATATCGTGGAAGCACTGGAAAACCCGAAGTGGGAAGCCAAGCTTTCACGCTTCTATTACCACACAAAAGAGGTGCTGCAGGGACGCAAAAATCTGGGCGAGGTAAAAGGACGCACCAACAACCCCAAGGGACGCGATGGTATGCGTTCCGGCGCGGTCATCTTCAACGAGGTGCATCAGTACCAGAATTACGACAACATCAAAGTGTTTATCACCGGCCAAGGCAAGGTTGCAGAGCCTCGCGTTGGCTTTTTTACGTCCAACGGCGATGTATCGGACGGTCCTTTGGACGATTATCTTGCTCGTGGGCGGCGCATTTTGTTTGAAGGTGAACCGGATGAGGGCTTTTTGCCGTTTATCTGCTGCCTGAACACCAAGGACGAGGTGCACGACCCGGAAAACTGGTGCATGGCAAACCCTTCCCTGCCCTATCTTCCGCATCTGATGCAGGAGATCCACGATGAATATCGCGACTGGAAAGAGCGCCCGGAGCAGAACGGCGATTTTATTACAAAACGCATGGGCATCCGGGACGGCGCGAAGGAGATCTCGGTCACGGACTACGAAAACATCAGAGCAACAAACCGCCCCCTGCCCAATATGGCCGGCTGGAGCTGCACTGTGGGCATCGACTACGCGGAATTGGACGACTGGGCGGCAGTAAATCTGCATTTCCGCAAAGGAGACCGGCGCTATGACATTAACCATGCTTGGATCTGCGCCAACAGCAAGACCCTGCCCCGGGTAAAAGCCCCGTGGCGAACGTGGTGCGAAAACGGAGACTGCACCTATGTAGACGATGTGAGCATCTCGCCGTATCTTTTGACGGATTTTATCCGGGAAGCCGGACGGAAATACACCGTAAAAAAATTGGCGCTTGACCATTTCCGTTACACCATGATGGCAGAAGCGCTGCAAAGTATCGGTTTTGACGCGAAGGATAAAAACCGGGTGAAGCTGGTACGCCCCAGTGACATTATGCAGGTTGACCCAGTGATACAGGATTGCTTTAACCGCAACCTGTTTACTTGGGGCGATGTGCCGCATCTGCGCTGGGCGGTCAACAACACAAAGCGTGTGCGCAGCAGCCGAAGTCAGGGCGTGGATACCGGAAACTTCATTTACGCCAAAATTGAGGGCAAAAGCCGAAAAACAGACCCGTTCATGGCGCTGGCGGCAGCCATGACGGTGGAAAGCGATCTGGGCACCGGTCAGGTACAGCTGCCAAAGATCGGAGCATTTTGCTGGTAACTTGCCGGAAGGAGAAAAATAATGCCTTTTTCTGAAAAAATCAAACGGTTTTTCGGGTTTTCGCCGCCCGAGCAGAAGATCACCGCACATGATTTTCTGCTGAACGGCGATGACCTGACCTGCGAAATCCTTGGATACTGGCAGGAATACCAGTTGCGTGACCTTGCATTTAACTGCTGCGTAAACCTGATTGCGAACGCGATTGCAAACTGTGAGTTCAAGACGTTTGAGCGCGGGAAACCCGTCAAGTCGGATTATTACTATCTGCTAAACGTAGAGCCGAACGTCAACGAAAACAGCACAGCCTTCTGGAAAAAAGTGATCTACAAGCTCTATGCCAAAAACGAAGTGCTTGTTATCCCCATTCCGCGCGGTGGGAGCGTTGAGCTTGTGGTGGCAGACAGCTGGACAAAGCCCGAGTACATCCCCACACAGGAAAATGTATACCGTCAGATACAGGTTGGGCAGCAGTCATACACCCGTGACCTGAAAGAACGTGAAGTGCTGCACCTCACCCTGAACAGCGATGACGCAAAAAAGGTTGTGGATGCACTGTATGAAAGCTACAAAAAACTGGTGCAGTCCAGCATCAAGAGCAACGTCTGGAACAACGGCCAGCACATGAAGGTGCACGTCACGCAGGTTGCCAACGGTCAGGACGATTTTGAGAAAAAGTTTTCTGCCATGCTGGAAAGCAGCTATAAACCTTTTTTGGAATCCGGCACCGGCATTTTACCGGAATTTGATGGCTACGAGTTCCAGTTGATGAACAACGGCACCGGCACAAAAGACACGCGGGACATCAAAGCCCTTTTTGATGACATTTTTTCTTTTACCGCGCGCGGGCTGGGCATCCCGCCTGTGCTTGTGCAGGGTGATGTGGCGGGCATCAACGACATTATCACCCACTGGCTGACCACCGGCATTGACCCGCTGGCGGCGCAGATCAGTAAGGAGTTTAGCCGGAAGCTGATTCCAAAGGCAGATTGGTTGCGCGGAGACCGCGTATATGCGGATACCTCCACCATCCAGCACTTTGATATGTTCTCCAATGCGGCGAACATTGAAAAAATTGTCGAGAGCGCCGCGTACAGCATCAACGAGCTGCGCGAGGCCACCGGCGGCGCACCGCTGCCTGATGAATGGGCTAACATCCACTGGATGACCAAAAATATTGCTACCGTGGAGACCGTTGCAAGGGACGCCGCCACGGAAAGCAACCCGAAGGAGGAATAATATGCCGAAACCCTATTTTGATATCCAGCAGTTTGGCGAGCAGACGGATATCTATATCTTTGGCGATATTGTAAGATACGCCGATGAAGCCAGTCAGGAAACCAGCGGGCACAGCCTTGTTCAGCAGCTGAAGAAAAATCCTGATGCGGCAGAGATCAATCTGCACATCGACAGCTTCGGCGGCAACGTTTCTGAAGGATGGGCAATTTACAACGCGCTAAAGGACAGCCGCGCACGGGTAACATCCTATGCGGATGGCTTTGTTGCCAGTGCTGCTATTTATCCGTTTTTGGCTGGTCAGGAGCGTATCGCCAGCAACGTGAGTGCCTTCTACTTCCACCCGGCAAGCCAGCTTGCAGCCGGTTACGCCGAAGATCTGCGCAATGCGGCGGATGCACTGGACCAGCTGACCGAAATCGGGCTGGGTGCGTTCACGAATGCCGGCATGGAGGAACAGGCCGCCCGCGACCTTGTAAACAGTAAGGCGTGGTACTCCCCTGCCGCTATGCTGGAAAAAGGTATTGCAACCAGCATCCGCAAAACCGGCGACGCTTCCGGCGTATCCCAGAGCGTGCGCGGCTTGATCGTGCAACAGCTTATGGTGCCGCATGAGGATGTAGAGCCACCCGCTGAACCGCAGCCCGTTGAACCGCCCGCAAAGCGCAGCTTGATGCAGATGCTTTGCAATATCTGAAAATAAGCCGTAAAGCAGCACTTCCTTCGTGGGGGGTGCTGCTTTTTAAATACCAAAAAGGAGAAATCAACATGAATCTTTCTGAACTGTACAAGAACAATCAGAAGCTGAACGATCTGCGCCAGAAGCTGCACGATGCTTACAAGAGCAACGACGAGAATGCTGTGACTGACACCTTCCTGCAGATGTTCCAGACCGTGGGCGACATCAACCGCGAGGAGTACCAGCAGCAGCTGGACGGCATGAAGCAGGAGCTGGACAATTCCGTTCTGTATGCCCGCGGCGTGCGCCAGCTGACCAACAACGAGCGCGAGTACTATCAGGCCGTGGAGAAGGCCATGCGTGCCGACAACCCCAAGCAGGCGCTGGAGAACGTGACCGTTGTGTTCCCGCAGACGGTTATCAGCCGCGTGATGGAGGATCTGGCATCCAAGCATCCCCTGCTGAGTAAGATCCAGTTTACCCCCACCGGCGGCGCGATCCGTATGATGCTGAACACCGACGGCATCCACAAGGCCAAGTGGGGCAAGCTGTGCGCCAAAATCGTGGAGGAGATGACCTCCGGCTTCAAGGAAGTGGACGCAGGTCTGTACAAGCTGTCTGCGTTCATCCCTGTTTGCAAGGCACAGCTGGATCTGGGCCCCGAGTGGCTGGACCGCTACATCCGCGCCATTCTGGCTGAGGCTCTGGCGAACGGTCTGGAAGAGGGCATCGTCATGGGTGACGGCAACGATCAGCCCATCGGTATGGTGCGTGATGTGAGCGATGACGTCGCCGTGATCGGCGGCAAAACCTACCCGGAAAAGGCAAAGGTGAAGGTCAACGATTTTGAGCCTGCCACGATGGGCAAACTAATCTCGCTGCTGGGCAAGACCCCCAACGGCAAGGACCGTGACCCGGATGATCTGATCCTTCTGGTCAACCCGCAGGATTACTACCTGCGCGTGATGCCCGCAACCACCGTGCGTGCCCCGGATGGCACCTACCGCAATGACATCTTCCCTGTTCCCCTGTCTGTCATCAAGACTTCTGCGCTTCCGCGCGGTCAGGCGGTGTTTGGCATCGGCCGCCTGTACTTTGCGCCGGTCGGCATGAACAAGAACGGCCGCATCGAGTACAGCGATGAATACCACTTCGCCGAGGACGAGCGCGTTTACCTGATCAAGCTGTATGGCAACGGCTTCCCGGTGGACAACAATGCTTTCCTGAATCTGGACATTTCCGGCCTGCAGCCCATGACCTACCGCGTGACTACTGTTCCTGCTCCCACCGCATCCAATGATGCCACCCTGAGCGCCCTGAAGCTGGGCAGCCTGAACCTGACCCCGGGCTTTACCGCTAATGGCGTAACCTATACGGCTACCACCTCTGCGGCCTCCAACACCATCACCGCAACGCCTGCCGATGCCGGCGCATCCGTCAAGGTGGAAGTGGGCGGCAATGAGATCGAGAACGGCAAGCCTGCAACTTGGAGCGAGGGCAGCAACACCGTGACCATTACCGTGACCGCGGCAGACGGTGAGACCGTCAAGACCTACACTGTCACGGTAACTAAGTCCTGACCATGACCAGCAAGTGGGACGAGCAGCGGGAAACGCTGCTGCCGGATATCAAAAACTATCTTGATATCACATGGTCGGATGATGCACTGGATAAGAAAATCTGGGACATTACAGTGGCCGGTATGCTCTATCTGGATAGCAAGATCGGCACAGCACAGGATTACACGCAGCCCGGGCTTGCCCGTGCGCTGCTGATGGACTATGTGCGCTACACCCGCGACGGCGCAGCAGATATTTTTGAGCACAATTATCTGCACCTGCTGCTTGCGGCGAGAAACGAAAGGCTGGTGACTGACTTTGCAGAGAACACGCAAAAGCCCGACCCGCCCTGACACGGAGATAAGCCAGACCTTCAATAGCGGGGTCGTGCAGATATTTTCCACCCGGGACGCTGCACCGGTCGGGCACTCCCCTATCGTGGAGTGCACGGCAAAGTGCACCCTGCGGTACGAGGAGCAGCGCCTTGGCATCAATCGGCTGTATCTGAGCCGCCAGAATCAGGCGGAGGTTGTCCGGGTAATCCGCGTGCCGGCACCGCAGAGCATCGCCATTTCCAGCCAAGACGAAGCACAGACCGAGGACGGCAGACGCTACCACATCGACACGGTGCAGGCTGTCCGCAGCTGGCCGCCTGCGTTGGATCTGGCCTTGCGTGCCGTGGAGCATGATTTTGACAACAGTTTGCAGGAGGGCACAGAGAATGACATGGTATGAGTGCATTATTGCTGCCCACACAGCTGTTACAGACCGTGTAAGCCACGGTGGGCGGATGAAGTCCAAGCGGTATTTTGTCTGGCAGGAAGAAGCGCCGGACGACCTTATTGCGGACGGAAAACACATCGAACGCGCCATGATCGGCACAACAGACCTGTTTACCTCGATGGAGTTCGACCCTTGGTGCGATGCGCTGGAAAAAGCGTTTGACGCTTCCGAGCATATCACATGGGAAAGGCTTCAGCCCATGTATGAAGCGGATACAAAAATCTGGCATTACCGCTGGAGGTGGGAGGTGTTCGGCTGTGGCTAGAATCGAAGCAAAAGGGCTGGATGCTTACATGAAAAAGCTTCAGAACCTGAACCAGAACACCGATGATGTATGCAAAGCGGGCGTTTATGCCGGCGCAAAAATCATGGGTGACAAAATCAAAGCCGCCGTTGACACAATTCCGATTCATAGCCTGCCATCCGGGCAAGAGCAGTATTATGCCCATCCCGATGGTCCGCCTATGAACGGATTGAGCCAGCAGCAAGCTGATGACCTAAAAAATGGGTTCGGCATAGCAAAATTCAGCCATGAAAACTATGCGTGGAACACAAAGCTTGGCTTCAACGGATACAACAGCATCCAGACCAAAGGACATCCGAAAGGTCAGCCAAATGCGTTGATTGCGCGCTGCGTAGAAGGCGGCACAAGCGTGTGGGTTGCAACTCCGTTTGTTGCTCCATCCGTCCGAAAAGGACGAAAGGAAACGGAGGCAGCCATGGAGCAGGCTGTTGAAAAAAAAATAAAAGAAACGATCGATAAATAACCCGCGCAGGGTGTCCACAGTGGACACCCTGCTTTTTTGTATGAAAGGAGAAAACACATGGTAACTACTGGTTTTTCCAATGTGCATATTGCTACTTACGCTTCCGATGGCGGCGTTGTGTCCTACAGCGGCGTGCGCAAGCTGGGGCGCTCGGTGAGCATGAGCACCGATATTTCCACCAGTGATGACAACAAGTTTTATGCCGATGACCGGCTGGCGGAAACCGAGACCGGCTCTGCGTTTACGGACGGCAGCGGCACCTGCACGGTGGATGGCCTGACGGCGGAGGAAGAGGCTTTTATCATGGGCCTGAAAGCCGGCAACTCCGTAACGCCGGACGAGGGCACTGCGGTGGAGACCTACGAGTACGGCGCATCTATGGAGCCGCCTTATCTGGGGCTGGGCGCAGTCAAGAAGGTGCAGAAGGACGGCAAGAGCATGTGGAAGGCAATCGTCCTGTGCAAGATCCGCTTTAAGGTGCCCAAGGACGATGCCGAGACGCAGGGTGAGCAGATCGACTGGCAGACCCAGGATCTGGACTTCAGCATCATGCGCGATGACAGCGCTATGAACCGGTGGAAGATCATCCCCAAAAAGGAGTTTGACACCGAGGCGGCAGCGGTCGCGTTCATCAAGAAGGCACTGGGAGGTGCAGCATGATCGAGGATAAGTACATCGTATTCGCGCACGTCAAGGATGATGAGTACCCCATGTGCATGACCATCAAGGCACTTTCCGTGCTGGAAAGCACTTACGGCTCGGTGGACAATATCTTTGGCGTTGCCAAGGAAGCCACAAAAACCGGCCGCGTTGCCGACCTTGCAAAGGCGGCACTGACCATTGCACCCGTGCTTGCGGATGCAGGCCGGGACTATGTGCGGGAGATGGCGGCAGAATCCAACGACAAGGAGTTTCAGGACATGGCGCAGAACCTGCCGGACTTCCCTGCTGCTGCGGAGCTGGAAAAGAGCATGACGTGGGCAGAGTGCCGCGCACTGTGGAACGACTGCGTTACCGCAATTGCGCGCGGCTCCGGCCGCGAGGTGGAGGCTGAACCGGACAACAGCGCAAAAAACGCGGAAAGCGCCATGTGATACAGCTTAACAGAACGTGGTTTCTGTTTTACGGCCGCAAACTGGGCATGAATGAGCATCAGGTAAATTCATGCCCGGTTGGCCGTATGCTGGATTATATGGCGTGTATGCAGATAGAAAACGGCGCAAACCAGAAGCTCTACGCCACCATGGACGATCTGGAAAAAATACGGTAAGGAGGTGAACGCATGGCAAAAACGGACATTGGCCCCAAAATAAGCGTTGAAGGCGAAAAAGAATACCGGCAGCAGATGCAAAACATCATTGCCCGGCAGAAGGAGTATGCCGCTGAGCTGAAGTCTACCACGGCATCTATGGACGAGAACACCTCCGCAGAGCAGCGGGCATCCTCGGTGGCGGCAGTGCTGCGCAAGCAGATCGCTGCACAGACGGATGCTTTGAACGCCCAGAAGGGTATGCTGCTGCAGGCGACCGAAAAATATGGCAGCGCAAGCACGCAGGCGTCGGCTTACCGGACGGCGGTCTATAAGACCAATGCAGAGCTGGAAAACCTAAAGAGCCGCCTGCGCGATGCCGAAAACGGCCTTGGGGAGTTTGCGTCTAAAACAGATGATGCAACGGAAAGCGTCCAAAATTTTGGGAATGCTAACCAAGCCGGAATCTTTGACGGTATAGCCAGTGCGGTAACGAAGGGAAATCTTGTCGCCACTGCACTGGAAAAGGTAGGCTCTGCGGTCGTTGACGCCGGAAAATCTGTGATCAGCACCGGCGTTGACTATAATTCCCAGATGGAGCAATACACGGTTGCGTTCACGAATATGCTGGGCAGCGCGGATGAAGCAGAATCTGCACTTGCGCAGATAAAACAGGACGCCGCCAAAACCCCTTTTGATACAGCAGGGCTTGTAAAAGCAAATCAGCTCCTTATCTCTACCGGCGTGGATGCAAAATCTGCGCGTAATATAATCATGGCGCTGGGCGATGCCGTAAAGGCGACCGGCGGCGGCAATGACGAATTAAGCCGCATGGCGCAAAACCTGCAGCAGATCAAAAACGCAGGCAAGGCGACCAGCGCCGATATCAAGCAGTTCGCCTATGCCGGCATTGATGTGTACGGCATCCTCGCCGATTATACCGGGAAGTCCACCGAAGATGTACAGAAGATGACGATCAGCTACGACTTGCTGACCAACGCGCTTTTGTCGGCGTCTGAAGAGGGCGGGCGGTATTTCGGCGCAATGGAGACCCAGAGCCAGACGCTGGACGGAAGAATTTCCACCCTAAAGGACAACGCCACACAGCTTGCGGGAGCACTGACAGAAGGGGTTGCGTCTACCGAGGGAGAGCTTGTCAACGTTGCCACCGGCTGGGTGCAGGAGCTGACGGATTCTTTACAGACCGGCGGCGTTGCGAGCATGGTGGAGACCGGCGGCGTGCTGGCGGGCGAGGCTATCGACAGTTTTACGGATTACGCCGTCAACAACATGGACGGCGTGCTGGATACCGGGCTAGATATCGCCGAAAACCTTGCATCCGGTGTTGTGCAGAATGCCCCGAAACTTCTGGAAAGTGCTGTGACCATCACCGGCAGCTTTATTGGCGGTGTGGCTGAAAAATTCCCGGATATCCTTGCGTCCGGTGCGGAGCTTACCGGGCAGATGGTCCGTGGTGTGCTCAGCCTTGGGCAGGATATGTGGAATGCCTCAAAAACGCTTGCAGCCAAAGCAGCAAACGGCATTTTGACCACAAACTGGCTTGAGGTCGGTTGGAACATCTCAAAAGGTATCGTCAACGGCTTTATCAACGGCATGAAAACCGCAACCTTCAGCGGGATGGGCGGCGGTAAAACCTCCGGTGGCGGCGCGGGACGTCAGAAAAAGCAAACCGCTGAACCAGAAATAGTTGTGCCGCAGTATGATGGTTTCGGCGGCAGTGGTGGAGGCGGCAGCAGTGGTAGAGGCGGCAATTCCAGCAAAAAAAGCTCCACCAAAAAGGCCGCTCAGGACACCAAAAAGCTGGCAAAATCCGTTACCAACACCTCCAAGCAGCTTTTGCAGGGCACAGAAAACATTGTGGGCGCAATCAGCCGCACAGTGGAAACAGCTGACAACACCTACAACGTCTATGATGGAACGACCAAGAAGCTGAAGGGCACCACGACCGAGACCGTCCAGACCATCACGGACAGCTGGACGGAAATGGCGAACGGCGTTGAAACGCAGTTTAAGCGGGTGCAGACCCTGACGGACGGCGTTGTGACCTCTGAAAAGGTGACAAGCTCCCTTGCAGATGAAGTTGCAAAAAAGTCCGTCCATACCCGCGCGGAGACCCTGACGGCGGCGCAGGCAGAGATAGACGAAGCCATTGGCTACGTCAGCCGGACTGCCCAGACCTCTACCGAAACCAAGAAAGTGCTTAACGCTGAGACCGGCGAGCTGGAAGATACTGTTGTATCTGCCACAAAAGTAGTTACAGACTGCTATAAGCGCATCGTGGAGGGTCAGGAACAGACCGTAGAGCGAACAACCACTTACACCAACGGCATTGTAACGGACGTCAACGAAAAGGTTACCGACCTGAACACCAGCATCAAATACACTGAGGGCGCTCTGGGCGGCTTCTCCAAGTTCGTGCTGGATCTGGATTCTAAGCTGGGCGGGCTGGAAAAGGTTGCAAGCAACCTGACAAAAAGCCCTCTGGGGCAGTGGCTCAGCGATTTGGCGCAGGGCTACCGCGCAAGTGACAGTTTTTGGGAGAACATCGACGTCCCGGGAACGCTTATCAGTGGCCTGACCGGTGCTGCACAGGGCTTTCAGCTGACCGGAAACTGGGCGGGCGCACTTGCCGGTGGAATATTTGGCATCGCGGGAAAATTGCTCGGAACGTCCATCAGCACTGAAGCCGGAAGCTGGGGCGCAGATCTTGTATCTGGACTTGCCAGCGGAATTACAAGCGGTGGCGGCATTATTGCGAAAGCTGTTTCGTGGATCGGCGGCATTATAAAGGGATTTTTGCATTTTTCGCGCCCGGACGAGGGACCCTTGCGGGAGTACGAGAAGTGGATGCCCGATATGATCCAAGGCATGGCAGACGGCATCCGCGACAACGCTTACCTTCTGCAGGAGGCTGCCGCAGACCTTGGCGGAAAGCTGAAGATGCAGCTGCAGTACGATGTTGGCAGCGCAAACGGCTTTGCGCAGGTGGCTACCAACTCCCGCACGGTGAGCATGGGCGGCATCAACGTCAATGTGTACCCGTCTGAGGGCATGGACGAGGAGCGCTTTGCCCAGTACACCATTACACGACTTACACAGATGATCAACGAGGAGGCGGCGGCCAGTGGAGAAGTACCTGTATTTTAACGGGCACAGCAGCACCGAGTACTGCTGCCATATCGAACACAAACCCAGCATCCCGACCCCGAACCGCAAGTACGAGGAGTACGAGGTTGCAGGCCGGAACGGCAAGCTGCACGCGGATCAGGGGCAGTACGAAAATATCACGGTGTCGTATCAGCTGTATTTCCACGGCAGAAACCCCACCCCGGAACAGCTGCGCAGCATCAAGGCGTGGCTATGCGGTACACCGGGTGCCTATCCCCTCTTGGACGGATACGACCCGGAGTACTTTTACCTTGCCATTGCGAAAATGGGCGATACCAGCAACATCTTGGATAAGTACGGCAGATTTACGGTCGCATTCGATTGCGACCCCCGTCATTTTTTGTGGTCCGGGCAGGAGCTGCAGGGCATGACGAACGGTCAGGTGCTGCTCAACCCGCTGGATCAGGTGGCGCTCCCCTATTTTGAGGTGACCGGAAACGGACAAGAGGGCGAACTGCAGATAAACGGAAAAGCATTTGGCATGAGGCCGCCTGCCGGAAAGACCGTGTGCTGCGATGCGGAAACGTGGAACGCATGGCTGGAGGACGGCACCAATGCAAACCCGGTGACCGGCGGCATCTGGCCAGAGCTGGCAGCGGGCGAAAACCTTATCCAGTGGAACGGCGGCATCCAGACCGTAAAAATTATGCCAAGGTGGTGGACGTTATGAACCCTGTTCTGCATGATGAAAATGTGACTACCGTGGGCAATTTTGGCTATGGTACGCTTTCGGATGCGCTGGAGTGCACTGTCAGCTGCGAGGAAAACGGAACGTATGACCTGACCTTACAGTATCCGGTAACCGGCATCCATGCGGAGGATCTTTTGGAGCGGCGCATCATCAGCGCACGGCCTTCCAGCTACGAAAACCGGCAGCTGTTCCGTATTTATCGAACCAGCCGCCCGATGAATGGACGGTTTCAGGTTTCGGCGCACCATATCTCGTATGACCTCGGCAACTGCATCGTGAAGCCGTTTAGCGCAAAATCGCTCAGGGAGACCATACAAAAGCTCAATGAGAACATTGTGGGAGACTGTAAGTTTGAGATTTCGGCAGGATATGACAACGAAACCGCATTTTCTGTTACAAAACCCATGACTGTTCGCGCTGCGATGCTTTCTAACAGTGGCAGCAGCATTGCAGACACCTACCTTGGCTACTGGGAGTTCGACGGCATGAGGTGCACGCTGCGGCTGAAAGAAGAGGTAAACCGGGGCGCGGTTATTGCATACGGTCTAAATCTGGTGGACGTTACACAGGAAAAGAACATCGACAACGTATACACCCACGTCTATCCGTACTGGGCAAACGCGCAGAAGGGTAAGTTTTACGCGCTGGACCCCATAAAGGCCTCTGATATCGAGGGATACCAGAAGATCTACCCGCTTGACCTGACCAGCTACTTTCAAAAAGCACCTTCGGACGAAAGCATGAGAAAGGCAACTACTGATTTTTTGTCCAAAAACCAGATCGGAAAGATAGAGCCAAGCCTGACCGTAAGCTATGTGCAGCTGGAAAAAACCGTAGAGTACAAAGACCAGAAGAACAAGATCATCCTGCGCGGCGATACGGTAGAGGTGCGTTACCTGCGCCTTGGCGTGAATGCGCTGGCCAGAGTGACAAAAACGGATTATGACGTGCTGCACGACCGGTATGCCTCGATCTATGTAGGCAAGGCAAGCGAAAAGCTTGCAAGAACCACCGTGAAAGACCGCAACCGCATGAGCGCCACGAACGACCGCGCCGTTGACGCAAGCCGTGTGGCCACAGACTACATTGGCGAAACAAACGATGGCGGCATCCAGTTTGGACCCGGAAGCTTTAATTACACGATCAACGAAGATGGGCTTGAATTTAACGGTGTCAAAAACAAGCTGGTTATCCACAGCTGGCAAAATGAAGAAACTGGTGAACCGCTCAAAAGCTTTGAGGCGCAAACCTATTATGTAGACCTTACCGGATACTCCGCTATCCTGATCACCTACGAAAGCACAAAGGGCGCAACATGGTTCGCCGGCGGAGGAAGCGGCGGCAGAGTATCCAGTATCATACCCGTAAACGGAAAAACCTACACGCTTATGTATGCGTGGAACACGCCGCATTTTCGGAACATAACGGTTTATCAGGACCGTATCGTTTTTGGGCCCGGGAAGGAACGTGAATCAAAGTATACGATTATATCTACGGTGCTTGTCGTTGGCGTAAGTTACACCGGCAGTTTTAGCTTGCAAAGTCCCGGCTCTGATGGATGGGCAACCAACAACGCCGTGTGCGTCCCGCAGGAACTTTTTGGTTTTTTGTAAGGAGGGCTACCGTGAAAAAAGACGGTTACTTATACCAGTGCACCGTGTGCCCGGACGGGCGCATCAAAAACGGTGGCTGGACGCTGAAAAGCGTCATCCCCAAAACGCTGCCGCCGGATCAGCTGCTTTTTGAGGATTTTCCGGCCAACAGCAACGGCGGCAATGACTATATCTGGGACGGGCAAAATTTGATTTTTAGCCCGCTGCCGGAGGAAAGCGAGGAAGCAAATGCAGAAAGTTAGGATTGACTTTGACAACCCCGGTCTGCCGCAGCACATCAGCGCGGTGGAAAACGACAGCCAGAGCCGGTTTTTTCAGGCGACGCTGTACGAAAACGGAAAGGCGTATACTGCGCCTGAAGGAGCTGCTTACAGCATCATGTACCGTGGCTTCGGCCCCCAGAATCAGGGCTGGTACGATACCATCAATGACGGTGCGGGCAAGCGTGCAGCTTGTGCCGTGTCCGGCAACGTTGTCACCTGCGAGATCGCGCGTCAAGCGCTGCAGGTGCCGGGTCATGTGAGCATCGTGCTCTGCGTGACGACCGGAAAAGGCTATATGCTCAAGAGCTGGCCTATCGAGTGCGACTGCAAAAACGACCACTACGACAGCACCGCGGAGATCCAGAGCTTTTTCTATGTTACGCAGATCTCTAACGAATCGTGGACGCAGGCGATCCAGGCGGTAGAAGAGCTCAAAAACACCATCGACCCCACCCTCTCCATCTCCGGCAAGGCGGCGGATGCAAAAGCTACCGGAGATGCGGTTGGCGCTGCTGAAAAAGATATAGGCGATTTATCAAATGCGTTAAAAATTGTAGTACCTATTGTTAGAAATGGCTCACTCGGAAATACCGGAAACGCAAATGCTGTTGGCATGAAATATTCTATGCCATGGGGGAAAAGCAAACGAGCAGTTGTTACGATGGTATCTCCTCCAAAAAATTGCACAAAATACGAATGGGTATACAGAACATATAGTGATGGAAACGTTGAGACTCAATCAGCATCAAAAATCATTGAGTTAGACCCTTATTTATTTACAACGGAAAATCATGTTATTATCGAAAACTGGGCAGACAAGGCATTTGGCGTGAGTGTATCATGTTATGATGCTCAAGACGCTCCTATTCCGTTGAGAATAAATAGCGTTGGTTCTGATTGTTTCAAAATTGAGTTAGTCTATGAAGAACCGGTGACAATTGTACCATCTGTCCTAAACGGTTCCCTTGGAAATCAAAGTAACGAGTTTTATGTTAGAGTTGGTGAAGTTATTCCCATTCCAAAGGATTTTGCGTATATTCAATTTGATTTTGATGATTATGGTTTTGGGTTGGATTTTACTTTTGACCTATGGACATATAATGAGATTGGTATTCCGGGAACAAAATATAGTTCTAGGATTCAAGAAATTAGTGATTTGAGTAAAAACTATGTCAGCAAATCGCAGATTAGTGCAGAAGCTAAAAGCTACTGTATTACCGTAACTGCAACTCGTAATGGGGAAAGGTATGCACTACGGAGCGAAAATATATTTGATTTTATTAGAATCAAATATATTCTGTATCCAGAGCCAGAAATCGCGAAAGTGAATACTAGAATTAACGCTGCTGAAAAAGATATAGGCAATTTATCAAATGCGTTAGAGACAGATATCAAACAAATAAAGAAAAAATTGGCACAATCGAGGTTTGGAGATTGTGTATCATTACTGCACTTTAGTGATATTCACGCAGACAGAAACGCCCTAAAGCAAATATCGGAAGCTATTGATAATTACGATAGTAATATTGATGGTTCTATTTGTACTGGCGATATCGTCGCCAATAGTTACGGTTCTATATCGTCTTGGTGGAATAACAAAATAATGACGTGCATAGGCAATCACGATAGTGCATCTTATTCGTCAGGAACTTATGATTGGACGTATTTACCTATGAGCGAAAGGTCTGCATTGTACATTGAACCTTTTGAAGCGTTTTGGGGTGTCAACCACGAACAGGGAACTTCTTACTATTATAAGGATTTTACTAACAAGAAGGTGCGTCTAATAGTAATTGATACTATGCTTTATATGAGTGATTCAACCTCTAGTGAAGCGTCAGCTCAAACGGTCTGGTTACAAACACTTTTGAATACCGCTAAAGAAAATGGCTACCACGTAATTATTGCTACACACGCTCCAAATGGTTTGGCTAAATCTATGGAATGTAGTTTTAGCAAATATCACACAAGCGAAAGAGTTATGCCGATAGAAAAAGATTGCACTCTGCCAAACTCGATAGTTGATACAGTTAAGACTGCAATTGACGGTGGATTGCACTTCGTTGGCTATATATGCGGTCATACTCATCAAGACGATATTTGGGTCTGTGCTGGTGACAGCAGGCAACTTATGTACTGTATTGCAACGTCCAATGTGGAAAACATTAACCAATGGAAAAATACAGACCTTTGGCACGGCGAAAACTGCAATGCGTATAATTTGGTAACTATCAACACCTCCACAAAAACACTGTGTCTTATTCGTGGTGGTGGAGCAAATGCTGACAAATTCGTGCGCGAAAGAAAGATGATTTGTTTTGATTATGCAAATGCAAAACTAATTAGATAAAAAGGATGCTTTATTGACTATTCACCAGCATAAAAAGAAAGGACTGATATAATGCTTCCTATCATGGACGTTTCCCGCTGGCAGAAGCGCATCGACTGGGACAAGGTCAAGGCAAGCGGCCTTGTCTCCGGCGTGATGCTGCGTGCACTGGGCAACAGCGCGAAAGACGCGCCCAGCAAGCCGTACATAGACCCTTATTTTGCCCGAAACTACCGCGAGTGCCAGCGGCTTGGCATCCCCTGCGGCGTGTACTACTACTGCAAGGCGGTCAACACAGCAGAAGCTGACGCAGAGCTTGCTTTGCTGCGCAAGGTGCTGACCGGAAAGACATTGCAGCTGCCTGTGGCGGTGGACATCGAGGACAGCTATGTACAGGCACCGCTTGGCAAGCAGACCCTGACGGACATTGCGGCGCACGCTCTGGGCACGTTGGAGCGATGGGGCTTTTACGCCATGCTGTACACCGGGCTGTACTTTGGGCAGACGAACCTGTACATGGGCGGCGCTGCGCTGAAAAAGTACGATGTGTGGCTGGCAGCTTACCGCAGCAAGAAGCCTGAACCGGGCTGGCCGTTCGGCTTGTGGCAGTACACCAGCAAGGGCAAGATTCCGGGCGTGTCTGGTGGCGTGGATTTGTCGGTAGCCTACAAAGACTACGCAAAAATCATTGCAAAGAAGGGTCTGACCCGTCTCCGGGAGGGCGCATGAGCGAAGCAATCATCGTGGCAATCATCACCGGCGGTCTGAGCCTGATCGGCGCGATCGTCTCTAACAACCACACCGCACAGAGTATGGACGCCAAGCTGGACAAGCAGCAGGCCGTCACCGAAACCAAGCTCGAAGAGCTGACCCGCGAAGTCCGGGAGCACAACAACTTCGCCAAGCGCGTACCAGTGTTGGAAGAGCAGATCAAGGTGGCAAACCACCGCATAGAAGACCTCGAAAAAGAGAAAGGAGAGTAACACATGGAAACCATTCTTAACACCATTCTTACCCCGCTGCCCGCATGGCTGGCGCTGGTGCTCATCATTGTGGGCGCTGTGTCGCTTGCGCTGGGGCTTATCCGTCTGGGCTACGGCGCAGCGGTCAAGACGCTGGTGCTTGACCTCATCGACCAAGCAGAGCGTGAGATTCAGGGCACGAAGCGCGGCGCAGAGCGCAAAGCTTGGTGCGTCAGGATGCTGCGCACCTATCTGAACAACAGCCGGTGGGGCAAGCTGGTCAGCTGGGCTATCACCGAAAAGACCATGAGCAAGGTCATTCAGTTTTTCTTTGACCGGGCAAGGGCAGCGCTACAAAAGCAGTAAGGAGGTTATTAAAATGGAATTTATTGACACCGTTGATTCGATGTGTTCGGCAAATTACAAAGACCGTCTCCGCGCAGAGTACTGGCAGACCAAAATCCGATATGAAAAACTTCACCGTGTGACGATTCAGTATGAAGCTGGCACGTTGCCTATTACGCCGGTCTGCTCTTTGGATTTGCTGAAAGAGCAAAAATCTGCGATGGGCGCATACCTTCACGCACTTGAAGTCCGTGCAGAAATCGAAAGCGTTGATTTGAGCATGAATTAAGGGAGGATATCATGGAAAGCACTACATACGAGCAGAAACGATTTTGCGAAATTAAGAGATGCGGCGAAATTGACCATCTCGGTAACGTCCCCGTGATGGTGCGCAACTCCGGACAGCTCCCGCAGCCCTTCTGGCTCGGTGCTGCCTGTGGCGGCGGCTCGCATAGTCTTTCCGCCAGCGTTGCAAGGGCTTAATGCAGAACAGATAAAAGCTGTGATAAAACGTGCGCCGCTTGGGAGGTATGACCGGAAA